AACACTATTTCTGTTATGCTGTTGTTACGCGATTGCATGTACCTTGAAGGTGTGAAGGGGTTGCTCATTGCGGAAAGGCAAGACACGGCAGAAGACATCTTCGAAAGGATTCTCTTTGCCTACCAGCGTTTACCTGACGACGTGCGGATGCCTTTGGCTCCTGGCAAAAAAGCTGGAGCAACGCAAATGCAATTCATACACGGTGGAGGGATTAAGGTTCTTACTGCCGGTGGCCGTAGCCCTGCCATTGGTCGCTCAATTGACCGTCTGGTCATTACGGAATTCGGTGAAGCCCAGTGGCAAAAGAAAGCGGCGATCAACATCTTCCCCACGGTCAACAAGCGGGTAAACGCTAAGGTTATTCTGGAGTCCACGCCAGGACGCGCAGGCTCACATCACGAACAGATGTGGCGCTCTGCTATGGAAGGCACCAGTCGTTTCCATCCACTGTTTCTGGAGTGGTGGGAGGATGACAGTTGCATTGCGTTGGAGAAGGGATTTACCCCCACGACCATGGAGCGTGAGTACCAAGCCAAGCATCCGGGTATGTCCTTACGAAACCTGGCGTTTCGTCGTCGCGCACTGGGCACGGAGTTTGTTGGTGATACCCGCCTGTTCTCCTGTAAGTACCCCTCTGATCCCTATGATGGATGGTTGGGTGCAACAGACCCCGTCATTCCTGCAGACGTACTCAAAGCATACTTGGCAGAGAGCGAGCCCGACCCGCCGATGGGCAAGCACAAGTGTCATGAGATCGAACCGCCCAAGCCAGGGCACCAATACATTATCACCGCTGACCCTGCAGGCTTTGGTGCCAAGGGTGACCAATCGGCGCTAACGGTCTTTGATGCGTTAGAACAACGTGAGGTGGCGTTCTGGGAAGGGCGCGAGTCACCTGACCGATTCTATCAACGACTGCTTACCGTACAACGGCGCTACTCCATGGCACTGCTTGCCGTCGAGTCCAACGCGGCTGCATGTATTGCGCTATTGAAAGACAACGGTGCAAAGAACCTACTGTGGACCGACCGGAACCATCCAGGCTGGTATGCCACGGAAAAACGATTGAGAGAAGCCGAGGCGCGATTAGTTAGAATGCTTGCAGATCAAGACCTTAAACTCAAGAGTCGAGGCATGTTGCACCAACTTCTTAACTATGACGGCTCGCGCAAGAAGCGGGTAAAAGGCCTCGATGGGGTGACACACCACTTCGACCGTGCGCGAACAGCAGTTATGGCTGCAGATGTTTTATCGCGAAGACGTTTCACTATGAGTGAAAGTGAAGTACACTCGGATTATGTTCCTGGACAGGTTACAATAGGTGACCTTGATAAGTTCAAAGACCGGCAACGCCGGGAAGCCAAAACACCTTTCCGGCCTGTGTCGAGATGGAGTTAATCATGCCCGATTATGGATTCAAAAAGTTGATGGACGCTGCAAAGCAAAAAGCCTCAAAGGCTGACTCAGAAGCCAAGATGAGTGTTCGAAATAAGAAAAAGAAGAACAATCCTCATGGCGACAAGAAAGACAAGAAGGGTGGCTACGGTGGTTAGTCTCGATAAACTCATCGACCGCCACTTGCAGCATTACAATCGCCATGAGAAACAGGCGTTTGATAAAGCTCGCAAGTTCTACCGTGGCGAGTTCTACAACTTTGAAAACTCGAACTTGGATCGAACGACTCAAAGTTATTTGTGTAGCAAGAACTTGATCTACGCAATCGCAGATACGGCTGTTAGTGCGCTGCTTGGTCCCAATCCACAAGTGGCAGCTATGGCCCGTACTCCAACAAGCGAAGAAGCCGCTCCGGCTGTTTCTGGTTTGATGGAGTACATTTTTCAGACAAACCGTATGCGTCGGCGCGCTGCAACCGCTTTGATTGACGCGGTTCTTTGCAAGCGCGGAATCTTTAAGACCAGTTGGAACGTCAAAGAAGATCGCCCGGTTGTACGTATTGTCGACCCGAGTGCACTGTTCTTCGACCTTACGGTGCGGGACCCAGACGACATCAAGTACTGGCTGGAAGCTACGGTTATTCCGTACAGCGAGTTCAAGGCCCGTGTCGAGCAAGGGCGGTACAAGAGCCCCAACATTGAAGATGTTCAACCTGACCGTTACCCCAAGTGGCTTACGTCAAGCAGCTCATCCAATGGCTCGGACACCCGCGATGCTTTCCGGTGGGTAACCATCTGGGAGTACTACGATCGCGAACGTGGCATTGTGCAACACTACAGCAAGCAAGCCAACGCTGTGCTGTTCGAAGACAAGATCGACTACACACCGTACTCGATGTTCAGCCTGAACCACTCTGCGGTAGACTGCTCCGGTCTTAGTGAAGTCCAGTTGGTTTTGAACCAACAGCAGACCGTTAACGACTTGCTGACTCATATGAAGCAAATCGTATACCTGCAGGTTCCTCGCATTCTGTACGATGCAGGCATGCTCACCGAAGAGGACTTGAACAAAGCTGTTGAAGCCTCTGCTGGTTCTTTCGTAGGTGTAACCCCTCAGAACAGTGAAACCATCCGCAACCTGGGCGCTTTGTTCTACCAGTTGCCGATGCCTGAAACGCCTGCAGGTGTGGTCGAGTTCGTCAACCGTCAAGAATCTGATGCAGCATTCATCTCTGCACTGGCTGAAGCAGCACGGGGCCAGGTAACTGGTGCACGGACTGCTACTGAAATGGCGATCATCGATGCTCAGATGCGTACACGCTTGGCGACTCGCGAGGGTCACGTCAACGATGCGCTTGAAGACGTAGCGAAGAAATCGTTCTTCTTGTGCAAGAAGTACATGCAGAAAGAAAAGATGGTACGTATCGCTGGTGACCGTAAGTGGGCTGAAGTCAACCTGAAGTTGCTACGTGATGTGGATGTCGAGTTCGAGACTGTGTCGTACAACCCAATCCGTCAGAACCCAAGTGTCCTTGCTGAAACCATGATGCAGATGCTTCCGTTCTTGGCTGGTGACCCCAACATCGACAGTCGCCGCTTGGTGGAAGAAGTCATCTCTGGCTTGGGTATGCCTGCACGCATCCTGATGCCTGAAGAAGACGTGATGGCTGCACAACAAGCACAAGCGATGGCTGCACAACAGCAATCTTTGGGTGGTGCGGCTGCAGGTGAACCTGCTCTGATTGCAGGTGCGGTGGAGCAGATTTCGCAACAAGAGGAAGACATTGCTGCAGCTTCTGCAGATGAAGCTTTTGCCGCAGGTGGTGGTGCCCCCGTCCGTGAAGGTGCGGAAGCATAATGGCACTTTCTCGACGTGACGCAGCTCGTAAGGCGATGCTTCTCAAGAAGCACAACCTTGCGGGTGTGAACAAACCAAAGCGTACACCTGATCACCCAACCAAGAGCCACATCGTGTTGGCTCAGGAGGGTGATAAGATCAAGCTTATTCGCTTTGGCGAACAGGGTGCCAAGACTGCAGGGAAACCGAAGTCTGGGGAGTCTGAGCGCATGAAGAAAAAGCGCAAGAGCTTTAAGTCACGTCACGCCAAGAATATTGCTAAAGGTAAGATGAGCGCAGCCTACTGGGCTGACAAGGTGAAATGGTAATGGCTAAGAAACCCAGCGAAAAAACCATGAAGACTCTGCGTAAAAAAGCAAAGGAGTCAGGTAAGTCACTCAGCACATTGGTAAAGGTGCACAAGCGTGGGCAAGGCGCATACTTGGCTTCGGGTTCCCGTAACGTCCCTATGGCCGCTTGGGCAATGGGTCGTGTCAACAGCTTCATTCGCGGGTCGAAGAAGCACGACAAGGACTTGAGGTAATCCATGGCCAAACGCACACAGCCCTACAAGTTTGGCGTACCTGCCAGGTATCTCGCTGGCGCTAAGAATCCCCGCGCCAAAGCAAAAGAGATGAAACGTACTGCAAAAGCGTATAAGGAAGGCCGGAACATTGACATCAAGAAGGTTATCAAGTCTCGTGTCAAACAGGGGAAGAAATAATGGCCAAAGACAAAGCAGTCAGTAAGAAGATTAAAAAGCTAATGGATGAAGGTAAGTCACAACAACAAGCAGTCGCCATTGCGCTCAGTATGGAGCGTGAGGGCAAGCTGGGTCCCAAAGGCGGCTACAAGAAATGAGTTGGTTGATCAATAACTTGGATTGCAACGGCTGTGACTTCTTTGAAGAAGAAGTGATGTATCGCCGTAGTGAAGGTGTACCTGACTGCCCAGAGTGCGGTAGCACCCGGCAGATGAGCTTCCGGGGCCTCCGGTATGCAGTACACGGTGAAAGCTACGGGTCCTTCGGTGCAGTAGACTTTGGTATCCTCGGTAAAGCCGAAACCAAAGAACAGTACGATCGGTGCATCAGCGTCATCAAAGAAAGATTCCCGAATCACCACGTAAACATCGAGCATGACACCGATGCGCAACGCACTGCACGTTCAGAAGAACGTCAACACAACACTTATTTAGAGCGCAAAGCGCGTGGGTACGATAGTCAAACTCTTAAGGAAAAGCGGGCAGAAGCTACCGCTAAAAAAGCAGAGCGACCTAAATCAGGAGGGAAAAGTGCTGGTGGGAGTACCCAATGACATCGAACTTGTGGAACACGCCCAGTTTTTGGCAGAACAGAACCAGCGTGACTTACGACTCGTTCTGGTCCATGGACGACGAGACAGTACATCCTACGAAGATGTCAAAACGAAAGAACGTCGTATACTACCTAACAAGTACATTCGAGCAATTGGCCCAGAAGCTACGTTCGAGTTGGTCTCGATTGACCCAGAATCCTTAACCCCTACAAACTCTTAATCGAGGAACTATCATGCCCAAGAACCCTGAAACTGGTGAAGAACTTCCATACGAAGGTCAGCCTGGATACGAAGAAGCCAAAAAACAATTCCCTGAAGTCTACGCCGCTGAAGAAGGTGCAGAGATGGCAGGTGATGAAGGTCCAGAAGATGCCGCTATTCCCGAAGATGGAATCGTACCTGACCGGGACATCAAGCCTCTGATGGATAAGATTGACGAGATCACCGACAAGGGTGCCGAAGCCGCGTTTGGTGAGGGCGAAGAAGCTGGCGAAGAAGCCGCTGAAGAAGCCATGGATGTCGGTCCTATGGTGGAGATGCTGGGCATGTCTGAGGATCGCGCCAAGGAACTGATGGCTGCTGCCCAAGAAATCCCACGCTTTGCTGAAATGTCTGCAGAAGATTTGGCCAAGGCTATCACGGAAGACTTCCAAGTTCTTATGGAGCTGGAGCGTGTTGCTGCCATGAAGACTACAGGTGATATGCCTGAAGAAGCTGCAGAAGCTGCACCTATGGAACCTGCGCCTGAGATGGCATAACCCTTGGAGAGACACCCATGTTTAATGAAGATAACGAAACTGTTGAAGCCGTAGACACGGGAGAGTCTACTGAAGCTGTTGCAGACGTGGAAGTCGCAGATGCGGCTCCAGTAGAAGCGGCTGAAACAGTGGAGGCTGCAGAAACAGTTGAGCCTGTAGAAGTTGCCGAAGAAACAACCGAAGTCGCCAGCGATGTTGATACTGTAATCGACTGGAACGGTGAGATTGACTCGCTTAAGAAAGACGAGTGGTTCTTGGCGCTGGACGACAAGTTGCAGAACGCTGTGCTCGAAGGCTTGAACACCAAGTACTCGAACTGGCAACGCGGCTACACCGACAAGTTCCAAGAGATTAGTACTCGTCGTAAGGCTCTGGACGCTAAGGAACAGGACGTTCGGCAACAAGAGCAACGTGTACAGAAGTGGTTGCATGGTGACATCGACCCTCTTGAAGAGAAGCAAAAAGAGATTGACGAGCTTAAGGCAATGCACCGTTCGGCGATCGACACACTTAAGAGCGAGTTTGCAGATGCCACGGAAAAAGCCAGTAACAGCAGTCAAAGCGAACTACAGCAAATCGTTCAAGAGCGGGAAAATCTTCGTCAGCAAATCGAACAGTTCGAAGCCCAGGCTAAAGCAGCGGAAGAAGCTGAGATCGCTCAGGCTGTTCAGGAGTTCGACACTTGGGTGAAGGACTCTTCGCCTGACATTCACACGAATGACGATGCGTTTAAGCTCCTGTGCGAGTTGTGCGCTGCGCACGTGGATCCGAAGGAAGCCCTGGACATGGTGAACTTTAAGTTCAAGTTTGGTGAGCACGCTCCACAAGCAGAGCCTGAGCCAGAGCCAGAGCCTGTACCTGAAGCTATCGACATGATGAACATGGGCACCAGCGCCAGCGGCACACAAGCGGCTGAAGCACGTGACTTTGCGTCAATCATGAAGAACCTGCGTAACCAAGCTCAAGCGGACTACGAGGCAGAGCTGAAGGCAGTAGACAAGTAAGGTATACAGACGTACTTCCCCACCCCCGAGGGGGGCCCGCCAGAGAGACACCCAGATCTGACGGACCCCGCACCGTATGACAGGAACGACGACGGGATGACTGCTCAGGAGAACAACAGTCACACGGTGCTCGGGGAGAGAAGACCCAAGTATTCCAAGGGTCAGGTACAATGTATACTCTACAGTTAGGCCTGCAGGTCAACCGGTAGTGTATGCAATCTGTAGCCGTTAGATATCTTCGATACCTGGCGGCTCAGGCGACAGTTCGCTCAATTGCATGTCTACAAAGACAAGAGCTGCGTAGAAATCCAGCAGGTCTTCTTGGTAGATCGGTTGTTTGTTTTCCAGTGCCATCAGTAGATTACGCACTGCTTCCAGCGCCAACATCGGTGTGAGCGATTCGGCGGCCATGATGAGGTCCTTCATTCTTTCCTACTTAGGCCCAAGAGCCCCTTGCGATAACGGCTTTAGCGCACGCCTCACCTAAGAATCTACCACGATGTACCGTTTCGTCTTCATCAAACTGTACCACTACGTCACCATACTGCCCGTGTGTCGCTTGTGCGCCTAAGTTTAGCAACAGGTGAAACATCGCCCCAGCTGTTGATGCATCGAGTAGATCAGGTACCAACCACTCGGACATGTTTCGCACGCTCATGCCTTCCCGGAAGCGTGTCTTGTAATGACTATCGATTCCTTTGCTACGTGGTTTGTAGATGCCCAACATACCTGGGATCCATACAAAACCGTCTAAGTTTCGCGCAAGCTCTGACAACTCCAACAAATTAACTACTTCTTTTTCAGTCACCCGAAATCTCCGACAATAAGATCGTATGTAGGCCCGTGCCCTATGCACCGACCCGCAACATCATGTCTCTTTGAGTTTACGGGATCGACACCAGTTATGACAAGCATCATCTCTGGTGGCGTAAGGCGTTTTCCGTCTTCGCGCCAAATACTTACTGTTGGGTCATCGAAGATTTCAAGCCACTCGTCTAAGTCGTATATCCCTTCTTCCGGGTCTACGTGCAGTTGGAATACCCACCCACCAACGGCCTTACCGATATGTAGGTCATCCTCGGGATCGCACCGAGAGCAAACGGGGCACGCGCTGATTCGTGCGAAGTAGTTCGTGCCCATGGGACTTTATTCCTTATTCCAGTTCGCCCTTTTTAGAAGCATCAATTCGGTTTTGCACGTATTCTTTGAATTTCAAATGTTCGATATCGGCCCTTTTTGTCCGTTCCCTGTTTACTGCTTCACCTATTGCTATCAGACGGTCTCTGGCATCTTCTACCTCTGCGCTGGGTTTACTATAATAACCTGCTGTACCTCGTTCTAACTTGAACGATGCTACAGAACCCAATTCTGGACTGCTTACTGATGCATGACGCTTCCTCAAAAGTTCAAGTTGTTCATCAGACAGATTCGAAAGATCCAGTAGTTCACCGTATTGCTCTGCGTACTCACCAAAAACAGTTTTGCCGCTCGTAATATTATCCAAATTTTTGTTTGGTACGTTATCAAGCTGCGCCAACACGTCTTGGGCCAACCGTGTTCCGACAAATTGCTTCGCTATTGTGTTAGATCCTGCGTTTTCAACTTCTTCAACCGTAAGTCTTGTAACAGGTAGACCTCTAATACCGTAGGTCTCTGCTTTCACAACCTCATCAGGATACTTGGCCTTGATTTGTTCCATCATTTGTGTATAACGATCGAAGTCCTGATCAGAACCTCGTAAAAGTTTATTGCCAAGCTCACTCTGCTGAAAAGCATTTATTTCTGCGTCTAAAGCTTGCGTACCTTCACTAATACCTGCAGTGCGATTACGAACGTTCATCAAATCCAATGGGGCATCTTCACCGCCTTTATACGCGGTTTTGTAGGTGTCTTCGACTCGGGCGAGTTCGCGACGAACCTGCATATCATCTGTAATCTTTCCCTCATCCACACGCTTTGCAAGGTCTTCCAACTTCTTAGCAGCCTCGTCAGGAATCTCTTCGCCCGCTTCAGTGGCACTCTTCAGCCAACCTTTGGACATTGATTTACCCAAAGTCTGAAGAACGCCAGGAAGAACAACCAGGCCCGCATATCCCGCGGCTTCACCAAACTCACCCCTTTCGGCGGCGTCCAAAGACAAAGCGGCATCACCCATAGTAGCAAATGGTTCTGCCGCACCTTCCGACGCTTCAGTCGCAGCAGTTCGAATCGCTTCACGGTCACCTGACAGCACACTTTTAGCGAACTCTCTGGCGCCCTCTGGATCAGCAGCAATAGCCGCCTTTGTTCGTGGGACTACTGTAGTCGCTTCAAGTAAAGATTTACCCACATCCGCAGCCGAGCGACCAACACCCTTAATGGGTTCTATCACGTAATCTTCTGCTTGTTGGGGCAATTGACGTGCAGCTTTCGACCCAAAGTTCTCACGCTCATCAATCGCAGCCTTATAACGCTCTGTTTCTTCTGCAGACATGTTAGGTGGAAGCCTAAACCCTCGATACTCTTCGCGAGTGCCCATATTGACTGCTTGCTTCTGTACCTTGCGCTTCTCACTTTCAAGCATTTGGCGCGCAGCGTCTGCGGGCATGCGTTTATCAGCCATGGTTAAAACCCCTATTTGCCAGCGGTGGTGTTTTGCGCCATGGCAGTTTCAGCCTCTTTGGCTTTTTGTTTCGCCATCTCAGCGCCTGCTTTAGTTCCATCGTCAGGCTTAACGGCACCAACCATTTCACGACTACGACGATCACTCTCAGGCGTAGCAGGCGGTGCATCAGCAGCCTTGGGTGATGAGTCCCGCAACTCGTCCATGATGGCATCGTAGGCCATTCCGCGTGTCAACGTTACGCCCAGGCCACGATCCTTCGGAGCCTTAAGGATCTTAATCGAACCGTCGTCGTTCACTTGGTACTCGTAACCACCTGCACCCGAGTAAACGCCTGCATCTACGCTACCGAAACGGGGAATGTCTTCAGACACGCCTGACCCTGGTGCGCCAGGCTCTGCACCGCGTGTGGGCAGTGGACCTTGACCAAAAAACGCAGCCATTTGTTCCCGTTCTTCAGGGGTAAAATCCTGGTCCAAGGTATTCTTGGTCTTACGCGCTTCCGTCTTCATATCATGAAGCATTTGCTTCGGATCGCGCATTTCGCCTTCAGGGTTCATATCAAAGTTAGCCATGGGTAAAACTCCTACCCGTTAAGTATAACACGCCTACGACTGTTTCAAGCCATAGTTGTCTTTCGCCCAGCCCGATCCCTTAAGGGTGAAGGACGTTGTGGAGATAAGCTTTTTCATGAGCTTATCTGTAGAACACTTGCAGCACTTAGGCGCAGAAGCACCCATGCTCTGCAGCATCTCGATTTCGAAGTTGCACTCGGAGCAACGGTATTCATATAAGGGCATCATCTCTTCCTCGTTAAAGCTGGGGCGGTTGGACTCGAACCAACAACGGCCAGGGTAACAACCTGGTGCACCTGCCAGTGGCGCTTCACCCCATTATTTTAATCGTTTGGCTTCTGCACGTGCACGATTGTACGTTGCATAAGAGCCTTTCCACAAACCATCCCTTCCCCAAACGTGAAACGCATTGAGAATATGACCTGCCGGCGTACACCAAACGCCTAACCAAACTAAGGGGGAATCGTACAACATGCTTACCTATTTCTTAAAGCTTAGTCATAACCCATGGTGTATAGCAAGAGGGTTCCTGCCACACACCCGGTCACGGTAATGACGCCAAGCCACAAACACACCTGCAGAATGGCGCGCATGACAAGCTCATCGTACTTGTCTTCCACCGTTACAGGGTCCAACCGTGCGGAATCATGTGGCCTGGGCCATAAGGCGTCTTCTGCAAAAGCATCTTTTTACCGTTCACATCCGTACCGTCGTAGACATCCAGGTCTTGCATGTCTTCTTTGTTGGCCCAGTAGAACGTGATGATCTCTTCACCAGCTCGACCCCAGTAGCGGTTCCAGCCATTACGGGTGTAGTAGTCGTGGATAAGCGAGTGGTCATCCGGGAGCGATTCATTTTTGCCCCAACGCCTCCAACCTTCTGGCGTGCGAAGCGTTCCGTCGACGTTGCGTTCGGCGGTATCGCTTACTGGTTCGTCAGACCCATTAGTGGCTTCGGCGTTAACGCTCTTGGTGCTAACGCTCTTGATTGCAGGTTGTAGTGCAGGCTCAGGCATTGCACAATCTTGCGCTTCACCCATTAGTGACAAGCCGCGCAGAAGCGCTATACGCGCCACGGTTTCTCGGGTGACCTTAATACCAAACTCCTTAACGGCTACGGTGTCTTCAATGGCAGGAATCAGTTGGTCAATGTTCTTAAGGACTTGCGCTTCCAGGTCTAAGCTCAGACCTTTGGGCGCAGACTTCGTCGTCGTGCGTGGCATGTGTACTCCCTCGATGTGTCAAGGGTAACACACGCTGACGCTTTAGCAAAGCTATACCGTAATGGTATAATACATTCCGAAAAAGTTTTTGAAAAAGGGAAGGTCCTTCGGTTTAGGGTCCCATAAAGTTTTTGAGCGGGGTGTACCCCCCACCTTGACCTGTCAACACCTGACACTCGCACCCTCCACCCACGCACCCACGGGGGCGATCCGGATGGGAATATCGCTCGGTGGACTCACCGCCCACGCGCGAGGGGCTGGCTTTTATCTACTGACGAGTAGGCAACAAACTACTGGCGGGTAGATTGATTCATATAGGATCGGGATAGGGATCAATCTACTGGTGGGTAGATATTCGGCTGGGCGATATCTACTCGTCGGTAGGTATTCAGCTGAATCTACTCAAGGGTAGATTACTTACCCTGGCCTTGACAAGTCAATACCATTTAATCGCCCGTGAAGGGGTCCATACCGTAACGGTATCAAGAAGCGCACCCATAATACTCGGAGCTCGTGAAAACGCAGTGTGCGGAAATCGGACAAAAAATGTCCGGCATTGTCAAAAAAATGTCAAGGGAATAAATACACATGGGAAAAGGTATACCACTCCGGTATACTCGGAGAGCGGAACAAACCAACCGCACAAATAAAGGAGCAAAAAAATGCATAAGAAAACCCGAACAGTCGGTGAACTCACCTATACCGTTACCTATGGCTTCGATCTGAAGTTCGCAGCAAAGCATAAGCAACGACCCTACTTTAGCATCACCCTTGACACCGAAGAAAATGGCGAATGGGTAAGTAGTGGACAGCAACCTGAAACTATCGCAGAGGTATTCCCGGAACTGGTCCACGTTCTACAATGGCATATGGCCGACAACTCGGCTACCCCCGTGCACTACGTGCCAAATACCCTGTACTGGCGGGACCACTTCCCAACGCAGGCCGAGTTAGAAGTCTTTGAAGGGGAACCCGCTATCGTGGTCACCCTTGCGCCAAAGTACGAAGATGGGAACAACTACGGCCATGATAAACTGGCGTCCCATTTGAAATCGTGCATGGCTTGGGGCTCGCTACAGTGCGAGCGGGAATGGACAGGCGATAGCCCAGAGACCTGGGACCGTGACGCCTTGCACGCCTACCTGGTAACTCGTCAAGGTGCCTTGATGGCTTGTATGCAATCCGATTTGGCTGCAGTTGGTGTAACCATACCGGAGGTGAAATAATGGAAAGTACGATTGCATTAGAGGCCAACTATCAAACAGCCTTCTACACTGTGACACACGTAGGGCCTCACCGGTTCGATCTGTCGATGGAACCGAACACATGGGAGATGCTGACGTCCCGCACTGTACAACTGGGGTCCTTCCGAAGTGTTAAGAGCGCAAAAAAGTATATGGAAGCACTCGAAACTCGGCGTATGCGTCAACGGTTAGACGAGGCCCTGAAAAACCTAACTCCAAAGGAGGTGAAATAATGAATAAGTCATACATGAGAAGAGGTACAGCCTACTTCCCCTCATTCATGGATGCCGTGAGGTATTACAGCGTCAATCCCTACACGCGGGAACACGTACGCTGTATGATTGCGGACGGGACGATATCTATCGGTCCACCGACTAACCTCCGGCCAGGAGAGTTAGCGGTGATTGTAAACGAGAAACCAGGCCGACGATATCACATTGTGGAGTGGGTGTGATGCTATACGATATCGTCGCATGCGCTGCTTTCGCTGTCTACCTTCTAACCTTTGCTACCCTATTCATAGGGTAGCCTTTCCCCTCGGAGTATAATCATGAGTACCATATCCGGCTTCTATAGCCGCCAAGACGTAGTAGACGATCTTGTCAAGCAATACAGCAGCGATCGTTTCAGCATCATTGATCGCAAATCCACTAACTTCGGACGGCATCTATGGATGCTCATTCAACCGAAACAAGGGCCATCGTTTGTTTGCCTATTCAAGTTGTCATCATACGGGGGCGACTGGGGCTACAAAGCAATCGACGAATCAATGGGTCCAGTCTATTGGGACTGCCCAGTCTCTCTCA